CGCAGACAGGGCAAGCGGACAGGCCATGCAGCCGGTTCGCCTGAAGGGCAGAGACACGCGCCGTCCACCCGCAGCCAGAGCATTGCAGTTTCAGCAGTCGCGTCCCCTGCTTCTTGCGGCTATTCGGATCGATTTTCGCGTGAGGATACGCGCCCAGAATCTGCGCGATGTCGGCAAGTTCCGCAGACAACCACGCACCGGCAGTGGTCGAGGTCAGCGCACCGACGAGGTCGATGCCACGGGCGACCCGTGCGAACTCGCCACGGTGACCGCACTGGATACCCGCCCAGACATGCGCCAACTCATGGGCGAGAACGGCGAGGACATCCAACGGACGGTCGAGGATGGGGTTGATGAACACCTCAAAGGTGCCATCAGCAGAGATGGACGGGTCGAATGCCTGACCCAGTGCTACTTTGCCTGACCGGGAACCCCGGTACCCAATGGGGAACCCGCATGCGACACGGTATCGACGCTGTTCCCATTGTGCGGGTTCAATCCCTGCACGGGGGAACACTTGGTGCTGTAGGGCGACGGCAGCAGCCGCCAACCACGGTTCGCGTTCGGTGAAATTGGTCATGTTCAACCCTCCCTTAATTGTCGATATTGGCAGTGTCATAGACAACGCCAAGAATCATGTCGTAGCGATGCGGTAGATTGCGGACGGCAAGCCGCAGCGTGTTGCCATGCGCCTCTACGGTCAGCCATCCATGCTTGGCGTTGAGTTTTTCCAACACATAGCGGGTGCGATGCCGTGCGATGCGGTAGGTTCTGACTCTGTGCGTACCGGCGGCGATAGCGTTGATGATGTCCGTGTAATTCATGTGTTGTCTCCCTCGCAATCCCATGCGTGATATGTGTCCACCCCGTCAGGGTTGGTCTCATCGTCGAAATCGTCGCCCGTGTACAGGTCGAAAGCGTCTTCCTCTCCCAGATGCTCAACGACCTGATACACCACCCGCTCACAGGCGTGTCGAGTCGGTCTGCGTGACCATCTCTGCTCGTTGCAGCCGACAACCCAGACCCATCCGCTGTGAACCTGTCTGGCGTAGCCGCTGTAGGTCTCTACGCGCTCGTGAATCTGCTGCTCGTAGTCGCGCTCCGTTTCCTCAGACTCGTGACCCCAGTCACCGAAACGCTCATCGAATCGCACGATTTCATTTTTCATGTTCAGCCTCCCTCAGAAAGACGCGCCCGGCCCAGTTCGAGACGGGCGGCGGTGAGTGCCTGTTCCGCCTTTTCGAGCGCGGCTTCGGCATCGTCCAGTTCCTCGTAGTCTGCGGTCTCCCATTCAGTCCAATAGGAATCGCTAGGCTCAAGCGCATCGTCATCGTCGCTGCACATTTCCTCCCATTCCTCGGGAGTGAAGTGCTTGTGCAAGCAAGCGTCGGAGCAGTAGTACTTCATCCCACCCATGACGCAGTAGCCCTCAGACATGGTCGAGCGGCACTCGTCGCAGACGCGCTGCGGCTCGTCGAGCAGTTCGAGGATGGCCTCGTACTGATGCATCGCATCGTCACGCTCACGCTGCGCCAGATTGAATGCGGCCTCTGCTTTCTTGATGTTCATGGTCAATCTCCTGTTACTTGAATTCGGGAACAATCACGACCGTCACGCTGACATCGATGCCCATGCGCTTGATGTCGCGCAGGTTCTGAGCGTCGAATGTCTTCTGTTTCATCAGGGCAGCCAGTTGCTTGCCCTCCGGGCAGAGCGGGTAGAACTTGATTGCCCCGTACACGCTCCGCTGCTCGACTTGAATCTGCATGTCGTCCTCCATGTTGCACCCGCATCCAGTGGGGTGCGGGGTTGTGACTCAGTGCAGCGCACTCGTCGAATGCGCTCTACTGAGTCCAAGGCTTCCCGGTAGATTGGGCAGCGTCACGCTTTCGGGCGACTCGCGAGATGTCGGTCATCGTCTTCAACCCTAGACTTCACCGCTGCTTTAGGCCGGACTCCCCTTGAGGAGCCGCCGGGCTGCTTTCGCACTTCCGGCACCAGAACCTCTTGTCTCTCGACGCGCCGTCTGGGTGCGCTGCCTTGCGGCGATGTCAATTATCGATATACAGATACACAATGCAACAACTTTCTTCGTTTACACGACCACAATTAGCCTAAGTCACTGATTATCGGTCGAATTTAATTTGCGTTTAATCGGTGCTGCGGGTAGGTTTCATGGTCAAAACAGCACTCAAAAACATGGCAACATGACCATGTCAGCACTAGTTACGATGTCAAAGAATTACTAGACCACTACAAAACAAGGGCAAAACTACACAATGTCAGGCGTGAAAGACGAAGACGGGTTGACACCAAAACAGGCGAAATTCGCGGCAAATCTAGCGGAAGGCATGTCTCAGGCGGAGGCGTATCGCGGCGCATACGATGCGGAAAACATGGCACCGGAGACGATCCATGCACATGCGAGTCGGTTGGCGAAGCGCGATAAGGTCGCGGCAAGGGTAGATGCGCTGATAGCGGAGCGGATGCGGTTGATAGAGACTCGCGGCGTTTCTGACCGCTCCAAGGTCATCAAGTTGCTACGCCAGTTCGCTGAGGATGATGCGCGTCCTGACCATGTGCGGCTCCGTGCGGTGGAACTCTGGGGCAAAACATGCGGTGCGTTCATCGAGGTCATCGAGGATAGGCGTGAGCGTCCTGCTGCTGCTGTCGCGGTGGAACTGGAGCGGCGATTGGGTGCGCTGCTGTCTGCTGCTGCACCTCAAGTCACGGTCATCGACATGCTGCCTGAGCGTGTAAACGGTGCGGACGATGACGACGAGGGTTCCGTGGACAGCGACGATGCGGGTTCCGGGGATGAGGAAGCGCGTGACGCGCACGGTCTAATCGCACACGCGCCCGTGGGGGGTTAAACGCAGGCGCATGCGCGGTCTAATCGCGCACCCGCACCCCCCCGCGTGACATGCGCGTACCCGCGTACCCTATATATACGATTTCACTCATCCGATCCCCTACTTTCGCTCCTATCTGTATCATTTACGCAACAAATGTAGGGTGGGGGTAGGGGTTAATGTTCCGTAAGTTCCTGTTTTGTATGGAATTTGTGGGGAAAATGCGTGTAGAAAGGGGGTATATGGGTGTCAGGTAAAATTTTTTGCAAAAAATTTAGCATTTCTGGTGTATTTCTTATTGACTTTCCCCAATTATTGTGATACAATCGGACTTGTTATAAAGGATTGCGAGTCGAGGGACTGACTAAAGGTGAACACGAGCAATCCATACATCGAAGTGATGCGTTAAAGGGGATATTGTAAGGGAATATTGTAGTGTCAATCTCTACACCCCCCTTTTGAGGGGGGGGTGTAGAGAAGAGGTGATAGGGGAGACGGCGCGAAGACGAAGTTGTGATGAAACGGGGGCTATTGTCCCTGCATTTTGAGGTACATTCGATGCATATCACTCAGGAAAACCTTCCTAGAATCATGGGTTTAGTGAAAACCCTACCTGAGGATCAGCAGAGAGAGTTTTACGGGCTTCTTGAGGAGTATGAGAAGGCCAAGACGAAGGAATTGTCTCAAGAGAGTTTCATTTCGTTCGTGCATAGGGTGTGGCCCGGTTTCATTTCGGGTCGGCATCACAAGATCATGGGTCAGAAGTTTGAGGAAATCGCTTCTGGCAAACTCAAGAGGCTGATCATTTGTATGCCACCCCGGCATACCAAGTCTGAGTTCGGGTCTTTTCTGTTTCCCGCGTGGTTCTTGGGCAAGTTCCCCCAGAAGAAGGTGATTCAGTCTTCTCATACTGCGGAACTGGCGGTAGGTTTCGGGCGTAAGGTCCGTAACTTGGTGGATTCGGAGGATTACCGGGCTGTATTCCCTGATACATCCCTTCGGGCGGACTCCAAGGCGGCAGGTAGGTGGAGTACCTCCAAGGGGGGTGACTATTTCGCCATTGGTATCGGTGGTGCTGTCACCGGTAAGGGTGCGGATCTTCTGATCATCGATGACCCCCATGATGAACAGGAGGGTCAGTCTTCGGATCCTGCCGTGTTTGACCATGCGTATGAGTGGTACACCTCCGGACCCCGCCAGCGTCTTCAGCCCGGTGGGGCGATTGTGGTGATCTGTACCCGTTGGTCGAAGCGGGATCTGGTAGGGCAGGTTCTCAAGGCATCCGCCCAGAGAGGCGGGGATGAATGGGAGGTCATTGAGTTCCCGGCAATCCTTCCTTCTGGCAAACCCCTGTGGCCTGAGTTCTGGCCCTTAGAGGAACTGGAGGCTATCCGGGAAGAAATCCCTACCCATAAATGGCAGGCCCAGTACCAGCAGAATCCCACCTCCGAAGAGGGCGCACTGATTAAACGGGACTGGTGGAAGGTCTGGGAGCAAGACAGACCCCCACAGTGTCAGTTTTTGATCCAGTCATGGGATACCGCGTTCCTGAAGAAGGAGCGATCAGACTACTCAGCCTGTACCACTTGGGGTGTTTTCTACCACCCAGACGGGTCTGGGGCGATGCAGTCGAACA